TTATATTGCCTCTGCAAGCGCTTGGACACGCTCGACTGACATGGATGTGTGGTCAGAAGTGCCGGGCGCTTACACAGTCATTTTGAATGGCACAAACAACGCCAATACGGGTTGGGTTTCAACGGCGGCAGACACTGGCACGATTAATGTCACTGCCATGCCTTGGGTTCAGTTCTCAGGCACAGGGACTTATTTTGCTGGCACAGGCTTAACCCTTGCCTCCAACACATTCAGCATCACAAACACAGGCGTGATCGCAGGCAGTTATGGGTCAGCCTCTCAGACCTTAAGCGCCCAAGTCAATGCCCAAGGTCAATTGACCTCTTTAAGCGCCCAAAGCATCGCTATAAACGCATCTCAGATCACTTCTGGCACGATTGCATCTAGCCTGATTTCAGGGTCTTACACAGGCATTACAGGCGTTGGCACGCTGACCGCAGGCACATGGAACGCAAGCACGATTGGCGTGGCTTATGGTGGCACAGGGGCGACCACACTGACGGGTTATGTCAAGGGAAGTGGCACAAGCGCATTCACAGCGTCATCGACCATCCCAACGACTGATTTGAGTGGCACGATTACTAATGCTCAACTGGCAAACAGCACGATTTCTGGCGTGTCGCTAGGGTCAAATCTGTTCAGTTTGACGATTGGATCAGGGCTTTCAGGTACTTCTTACAACGGTTCTGCCGCAGTAACGATTACAAACACAAGCCCTATGGTTTACCCACCATCAGGAATTCCAAGTTCAACTGGCACAGGTTGGAATACAAGTTACAGCACCACAGGAACAGGAACGGTGGTGACTTTGGCGACTGCCGCCACGCTGAATAACCCAACCATCAGCGATTACGCGACTTTCACAACCAACACCCCGCCAACTTACACTGCTGGACGGTTGTGGTACGACACCAATTCAGCATCATTAGCTTATTACAACAACACGACCAATAACATTATTCACATTGGTCAGGAAATCCAGCAAGAGGTAAGAAATTCCACAGGTTCGACCATCCTTAAAGGAAAAGTGGTTTACATCTCTGGTTCAACTGGTCAAGTAGGTAATGTCATTCTTGCCCAAGCCAATGCTTACAGCACATCTCAGGTTATTGGCATTGCAAATCAAGACATTCCTAACAACACAAACGGCTATATCGTCACGCAAGGCACAGTGACAGGGTTGGACACCAGCCTGTTGACTGCTGGTAGTCCGATTTACTTGTCTGCGACCACTGCTGGCGCTATTACGCAAACTGAACCCACAACGCCTAATTACGCGGTGCATTTGGGTGTTTGCTTGTACTCTAATCCAAGCAACGGCAAGCTGTACATCAACCCGATGAATCAATCAATTGACACTGGTTACATTATTGGTCAGATTGCTATTGCCCAAGGCGGCACAAACGGTACAGCAACGCCCACATCTGGCGCGGTGGCTTACGGCACAGGAACTGCTTATGCGTTTACTGCGGCTGGCACAACAGGTCAGGTTTTACAGTCCAACGGGTCAAGCCCACCGACTTGGACAACCCCAACGGCTTATGCCACGGTCACTGATGACACGACCACAGCGGCGACCCGTTACCCACTGTTTGCCAACCAAACCACGGGAAATTTGACCACTGAGTACGTCAGTTCCACAAAACTCCAATACAACCCATCCACAGGCGTATTCACTGCCACAGGGTTTAGCGGGTCTGGTGCAAGTTTGACTAGCTTAACCGCTGGTAATCTGTCTGGCACTATTCCTAGCGGTGTTTTGGGTAATTCGACTGTTTACATTGGCACGACTGCGGTTGCCCTTAACCGCGCATCAGGTTCAATTTCCCTGACAGGAACAAGCATTGATGGTTCAGCAGGGTCAGCGACCACAGCAACCACCGCCACAAATGCCACAAACATTGCGATTACTGATAACACCAGTTCATCAAGCACTTGGTATCCAGTTATTTCTGCAAATAGCTCTGGCAACAATCCAGCGACCACATCATCAACAAAATTAAGTTTTGTTCCTAATACTGGCGTTTTAAGTGCCACAGGATTTTCTGGCGCAGGCACTGGATTAACAGGCACAGCATCTAGCTTGTCAATTGGTGGAACAGCAACAACTGCAACAAATATTGCAAGCGGTGCAAACTTACAAATTCCATACAATACGGCATCTGGAACAACATCTTTTATTGCCGCACCAACGATTGCAAGCACTTATTTGCAGTACAACGGCACAGGATTTACTTGGGCAACTGCCGCAGGAGTTGGAACAGTTACTTCTGTTGGTCAAACTTTTACAGGTGGTTTAATTTCTGTAAGTGGTTCACCAGTTACAACAACAGGCACTTTAGCTTTGAGTGTTGCTGGAACATCTGGTGGCATAGTATATTTTTCTAGCGCAAGCACATGGGCATCTTCTGCCGCATTGACTCAATATGGCGTAATTTATGGCGGTGGTGCTGGAAATGCGCCAGTAGCAACTGCGGCTGGCACAACAGGTCAAGTTCTTATAGCAACAACAAGTGCCGCGCCATCTTGGGGACAAGTTAGTTTAACTGCTGGAGTAACTGGGACTTTGCCAGTAGCTAATGGAGGAACAGGAGTTACAACTTCTACTGGTTCTGGTTCTGTTGTTTTAGGGACTTCACCAACACTAACAACACCAACCATTAATTCAGCACAAGTGGCAACTGTGTCAGGCTCTGCACCTCTTTATATGGCAAGAACATGGATTACTTTTAACGGAACAGGTACTGTTGCAATTGTTGCTAGTGGCAATGTGTCATCAATCACAGACAATGGTGTTGGTAATTACACATTAAATTTCACAACTGCTTTACCTGACACAAGTTACGCTGTAAATTTTGGCGTATGTAGTGGAGGAAATGGATTGAATGCCTCATTTGTTGGCTATGTTATTTCAGCAACACAATATGGATTGCCATCGAACAAAACAACATCTGCCTGTCAAATTGGTTTTGGAGATTACACTTCTACTCCAAGAGATTTTGCTCAACTATATGTTGCAATTTATAGATAAGGATCAACCATGACAAAACGGATTATTTATCCAAATGATGATGGTGGTGTAGCTATTGTTATTCCCGCACCAGAAGCACTTGAAATAATGACTATTGAAGAAATTGCCGCCAAAGATGTTCCTGCTGGTAAACCATTCAAAATTATTAATACAACAGATGTTCCATCGGATAGAACATTTAGAAATGCTTGGGAGTACATAGAATGATTGTCATTAACATTGATAAAGCCAAGTCTATTGCTCACGATAAGCGCAGAGAGGCTCGATCTGCTGAATTTGCACCTTTAGACATTAAGGCAACCATTCCATCTGAAGCAACATCGGCAGAGTCTGCCAGAGCAGTTATTAGGGCTAAATATGCAACTATGCAGACAGCTATTGATGCGGCAACAACAGTAGATGAAATAAAGGCGGCGATGCCATGACAACATTTAATTGGAAAATTTTGGAAATTTCTGCTGATGGTGACTTGATCACCCATGCCAAATATTTTGTAACCGCAGAAGCTGACACAGGCGAAAAGGTTGAAACCGAAGGTAACTGGTGGTTTAGCAACAAAATCCTTAACAAGCCATTTAGCGAAGTGACCGAAGCAGATGTAGCATCATGGATTGAAAATGAGACTACACAAAACGGAATAAACCTTATAAAATCCCGCTTAGAGGAACAACTAGCGTCCCTGACAGGGAATGGAGTTGTTGTTGCGCCTTGGCTACCCCAAATCTTCACACCGAATATTTAGGAACAAAAATGGCACAACCAATCGACATCATCAGCAGGGCATTGAAAGACATCGGCGCTTTAGAAGCTGGTGAGACTCCGACTGCGGATGCCACGCAAGATGCGTTTGATATGTTGAACGATTTGCTCGATCAATGGTCAAACGAAGATATGATGGTGTTCTATAAAACTGAAATAGTTTTTCCTATTGTTTCAGGTCAGACGCAGTACACAATTGGACCGGGTGGGCAGATCGGCGCAAACTTTGTCGGAAGCATCGCTGGCAATGTTTTAACCGTGACTTCCATTAACTCAGGCGCTATTGCCCTTGGGCAGACACTCAGTGGCACAGGCATTACTTCTGGCACAACCATCACAGGATTTACCACAGGTGCAGGGGGTAATGTCAATGAAGCGGGTACATACACGGTCAACATATCCCAAACCGTTGCGTCTACAACAATCAATGCGTATTACCAACGACCGCTTGTTATTAATTCTGCTTTTGTCCGCATTAACACTAATTCTAATGGACAGCCCATTGTTAACGGGGGTTTAGATTACCCTGTTGCAATTTTGGCTTTGGAAGATTACGAGATGATTGGGCTGAAAACCCTGTCTGGCCCGTGGCCAAAAGCGCTGTATTACCAACCCACTGAGACTTTGGGCAACATTTTTGTATGGCCAAACCCTAGTCAGGGCGAGATGCACTTGTTTGCGGACACGGTTTTCCGCAGATACGAATCAATTAATGACACGATTGTGTTGCCCCAAGCCTACTCAATGGCGTTGCGGTGGTGTTTGGCTGAACGCCTGATGCCCATGTACGGCAAAAACAGTCAGGTTCAAATTGCGATGATTCAGGGCTATGCGGCACAAGCCAAAGCCACGATCAAGCGAACCAATATGCGCCCTGTGCAGACATCCAGATACCCTGATTCGTTGTTGGTGGGCAGGGCTAAAGATGCTGGCTGGATTCTCTCTGGCGGCTTCTTCCGATAAGGGGTAGATATGCCAGATTTTGGATTAGTTGGCCCAAGTTACACGGCGCAGTCGATTTATCAGGACGCACAGGAGTGCATTAACTTTTATCCTGAAATTGACCCGCTGAAGCAACCCGGCGACCGTGGGGTGGTGGCGCTGTACCCAACGCCCGGTCTCACGCCCAAGATCGTCTTTCAAAACTCCCAAGAGGTCAGGGGCTTACGCACTGTTTCTGGCGGTGCTCAGTTAATTTGCGTAGTTGGGCAGTATGTCTATGCCTTAACCTCCACCTTGACCCCTACTTTGGTTGGCCAATTAAACACCACCACAGGGCGTGTAGGCATCACTGATAACGGGATTAATGTCTACATCGTTGACGGGACTAATCGCTACACATGGCGCATTTCAAGCCCATCTAGCGCAGTTTTTACAGGCTCAATCAGCGGCACAACCCTGACGGTTACAGCGGTCACCAACGGCACGATTGGCATCAATCAGGCGTTGTTTGGTATTGGCATATTGCCAGAAACCGTGATAACTGCTTTGGGTACTGGCTCTGGTGGAGTCGGAACTTACACCATTAATTTGACTCAAGCTGTTTCTAGCGAACTGATGAACTCAGTCAATGTTGGGGCGGTGGTCACAGGATCAATTACAGGCACAACCTTGACTGTGACTGCGGTGACATCTGGCACTTTGTATGTGGGGCAGACCATCCAAGGGTCAACAGTTACGGCAAACACCATGATTACAGCCCTTGGAACAGGCACAGGAGGCGCTGGAACATACACCGTCAGCACATCACAAACAGTCACATCCAGAACGCTGTATGGGCTGAATTTTGCCTATCTGCCAAGTTCAGATGGGGCGTTCACGGGTGGCACGACAGTTGACATTGTGGACAATTATTTTGTGTACAGCCGCCCAAGCAGTCAGCAGTGGGGGGCATCCAACGCCTTGTCACCGATTTCGGTGGGAACTTCGTTTGGCTCGAAAGACGGGTCGCCTGATAACTTGGTGGCGCTGATTGTTGACCACCGCGAGGTGTATTTGTTGGGCAAAAAGCCGGGCACCACCAATCTGTTCGTGTGGTCCGCCAATGGCAAGACCACCCTGCGCAACGTTGAGGTCCAGGTGGATGTTGAAAGCCTCAACCAACGCCTGCGCCAACTGGTCCCCGAAGCCGAGACTGTGCAGGTTCAGGCCCTGGCCGAGCATGTGGTGTTGAGCGGTCAGATTGCAGACGCCATGAAGGCGCAGCGATTGGTGCAACTGAGCGAAGCCTTCAATGGCGGTCGCAAAGTGGTCAACCTGTTGCGCGTGATGGGGGGACAGCAAGTGATGCTCGAAGTCAAGGTCGCCGAAGTCTCCAAAACCTTGCTCGAGCAATTGGGCGTGAACATGGACGTGGCGCGCACCGCCGGTGGCACCTCCATTCAACTGTTGTCCCAACTGCTGTCAACCGGATCGAGTTCGCTGAGCTTCACCCGTCCCGACGGACGCACCAACGTCACCGTCACCGCTGACATGAAGCGCGGGTTGGTCAAGGTGCTG